CGCCCGCCGAGCGTAAACCCTTGCAGCATAACGACTTACGCTCGCAAGAATTCTCGGATTTGTGTGGACATAAAGAAGGGGGCCGGATTGCTCCGGCCCCCTCAGCCTAGCAGCTTCTCCGACCGCTGAGGCTTACACTTGCGCGGCAGTTTGCACCGCCAGATCCCACAGTTCCATGTTGATGCGGTTGGACTCGCGGATATGCGTCATCTTACGCACCTGCCGACGATTGCGCTTGAATCCGCCGTCCATCAAGTTCTCTTGGACGGTGTTGAAGGTAGCCCACAAGCTGTTTCCGGCATCCTCTGGACGATTCAACAGCAGCAACTGTGAGGGTTCCGGCATGATATCTTCGGGCTTGTTCCAGCGGATTCGAGCAGCAGCGACCGCGAACTCGTTCGCCTGTTCGGGCGTGAGTTGCACGGCGTTCCAGCGTTCGACCGTTTCATGCATGGCATCCATGCGTGAGCGGAACTGCGCGATAACGCGGTGCGCCTCTTCGACGCTGAAGGCCGCATTGTGGCGCACGCTGAATTCACCCACGCTCCCCGTCGAGATCATCAGACCGTTCGAGCAAACCAGAGCGTACATACCCGCGAGGACTTCGAAACGGCTCGCGCCATTGTGCGAGTTGATGATGTGAATGCGCGGGAAGATGCCCCGTCCGGTGACCTTCGAGCGCGGATCCTGAATCGCAACGGCGTTGCGGTCTTGGAATTCGACTTGGTGCAGGCCGAAAGATTGCGAGCGAACCATCCGAGCCTTGGGAGCGCGGATCTTGACCACGCCCCAGCCGTTGGCTTCCATGCTGTCGATCACTTCGACCGTGGGGACGAAACGATAGCGATCCGAGCGGAGGCCGTCATGGGTGGTAGCGAGGGCGGAGGGAACGGTGGCCGCGATGGTGTCGCGGTCGAGGAAGGTGAACTGGTTCATGCCCCTATTATACATCCGCAAGCTAGGGATGCAAGCCTGAAAACACAATTCCCCCAAAGTTTTGATCGTCGTAAGTGCTTATGCTGCAAGGACTTACGCTCGCCGGGCAGGGGCGTTACGATTTCGTAACATCATGATATGTGCATAAAAAAACCTAACCCCCGTCGATGGCCTTGATCAACAGAGGTTAGGACTCTAGCGACCCTAGCTAGCATTATTTCGGGCCGATCAAGTTTTAGATATACCACACGGCAACTCAGAGCCTTTCGCGTTAAACTTGGGAGTGACTGATGGCTTATGTACACTTAGCCAGAGCAGTATCGCCAGAGGTTAGGAGGGAGGATGAATGATACCCGCGTTGTATACCTGTACTTTTAACCGTTGGGCTTGTTCAGGGTTTCGATAAAAGCCATCATTTCCCTGAGGGTTTCACGGGCCGCTTCGATCTCCCACTCACCTGTACGGGCTTCGAGGTGAGCCTTCGATTGGGCTTCGAGGTCGGCTTCCGTGAGGGGTTCTTCCTCGGGGCTACCCTCCCAATGCTCGGGGATCAGCTCTTCGCATTGGATGTCGTCGAAGGGTTCGAGTTCGTTGTTCATGTATGTATTATACCATGCGGAAAAGGGGTTGCAAGGGTGATTTCGAGATTTTCTGCGGTTGTAAGTGCTTGTGCTGCAAGGGTTTATGTTCGCGGGGTGGGAGGCGTTACGAGTTCGTAACACTCGTAAACCCTTTCACAGCATCAGGTTACGAAACCGTGTATTGCACCGAACTTTTCGGGAAAGCTCTTGCAAACTCCTCCACCCACTTGGTAGCAGCCTCGCGGGTCTTAAAGGTGAAACGCTCTCGCGCTTGATCCCCGTGGGTGTAGACTTGAACAGTCCACATCGTGAACCCATTGTGCTCGATTTCGCGGATATGTGCTTTCACTTGATGGCCCCCTTGGCGAAGACTTGGTAGCGGTTTCCGTTGGTAAGTTCAATCGTGCCGCCGAACAGATTCCAGAAAGGTTCTTTCTTTTCGGTGGCCTCGATGATCTTTTGAATGCTCTTTGCGGCATCCTTCCCGTAGGCCAAGCTCAATTGAGAACCAGTCCATTCTTCCGATTCGGGGAGCCACTCGACCGCGTAATTGTGGGTTTTCGTTTTCAGGTGCAGCATTGTATCTCTTTCCGTGTCCAGATGATCCATGGGGGGGGAGTGTATCAAGAATACCGTTCAACCGTACACCGCGCAACCATGAATTCGGTATTTCCGAAGGATCGCGGGTAGTTGCGGATCATCAGGGAGATGTGCCGCTTTGCGTCTTCCTTCGTGGCGAAGGTGATAGACGACATCTGCCACTCGTCCTTTTGCTTGCCGTATTCGGTTTGGTAGGCGTAGCACCACCCTTCCTGCCCTTCGGTGTAGATGATCTCGGAGTGCTTCCAATCGTCCTCGCGCAACAGCTTGGCGTTCTTCATGCCCCTATTATACCATACTTGGGTGGGGGTGCAAGCAAGAAAAGGAGATTCTTTGGGATTTCCTAGCGTCATAAGTGCTTGTGCTGCAAGGGGTTAGGTTCGCGCCCCGGGGGCCGTTACGGGTTCGTAACGCCGTAACCCCTTACAGGGCCACGATTTGCGTCAGTTGTTGTTTTCGAAAGACCTCGGATTTTCCTTGACCAACTCCCGAAGCTGTGGCAGCAGCTTCAATTGAATTGCGTCCATCATGCAGACCGTGCCCGTAGCGAACGCCTTACCCTTCTCTTCCTGCCCTTCCTTGCGAAGATCGTCCGCAACCTTAAGCGTGGCTTGCATCACCTGATTGGTGAACACCAACAGGATTTTTTCCAACTGCTGTTCCTTGGTGTAGTACATTGCGATTTCCTTTCAGCGGCTCGCCTTGTGGGCTTCCGAGTGTCCGAGGTGCTTCCCATTGAAGAGGCGGGGGAGCTTGCGCCTGCTGTCGATGTACATATTCAGGAGGTGGGTACGCTCTTCTGCGTCGGCATCATTCCAACGGTCTCGCATCATGGTAGCGATGGCGAGCGATTCCGACTGGAGCTTGAGGAGTTCAATTGCTTCGTTGCTGATCATGTGGGCCTTTCAGTAGTCTTCGCGTGAGCGAGTTACCCGAATAGTATCCGGTTCGAGGTCTTGGGTCAAGTACTTTTCCAGATCTTCCCACCCTTGCAAGTACCCGTTATCAAAGCACTTGCACTCGCACGGTTGCGACTTGGTAGTTTGCTCGATCCAGTAGACTCCCACGATCATCGCCAACATGATGGCGCACACGATGGCAAAGCCTAGCACGATGTTCTTTTCACTAGTTTCCATGTGCGTATTATACCATACCTAGGGAGGGATGCAATGGCAATTCTGGAAATTGTTGTGCGCGTAAGTGCTTATGCTGCAAGGGTTTAGGTTCGGGCGGCAGGGGCTGTTACGATTTCGTAACGCCATAACTCCTTTAGATTACGAAGGTTAGCCCGATGATCAGAACAGCGATAACCCATTCCCAGCTAAAAGATTGCTTTTTCATTCCACGCCTTCCAGAACACGGTTTTGGATATACAGCCAATTGCGGATTTCCTTTTGAGCCAGTTCCTTATCACGGAAGGGCTTATCGTACATATAAAAGATAGGATAGCCCATTGAATCCTCGCCCATATGCTCCACGATCTTGAAGATCTTCACATTAGGCTGGGAGCGGTTCAAGGGCGTTTCCACGATTGCGAACGGGTAGTGTGCGTTGTCCTTCATGGTAGTATTATCGGCTAGGACTGGTGGACGGGTCAAGAACATTCTTGAAATTCTTTTGATCGTAAGTGCTTGCTATTTATCAGGTTAGGCTCGCCGGAAAATTTGACGGTTTAGGTACCATCTACGAAGTCGCATTCGCTCCACATCCGGTAGGGTAGGGACTCCTAAGAATTAAAACTTAATCCCAAAAAATTTAAAAAATCTTTGGGTCCCATCTACCGCCCAGAACATTGCTTTGAGTAAACTTATAGGAATCACACGGGTCCCTTATTTGATCTAGCCTCAAGCCTTATCGAATTTTACATTGACCCATATATTTTGATTAGGGTCCCATTTAGCTTTATGTAGGAAGTGGATGTTTGGATCTATATTATTTTTATAGGCCATACCTGCACAAGCTAGGTCGAGTGTCCAATCGGGGCAGTTCTTGGGTAATCGGAATATCTTTGTAAAAACAGGATTTTGATCCAAGTCTGTCTTTTTGGCAGCTAGGATTTGATAGATTTCTGTTTCTACTTCTTCTTCCATCACTTTTTCTTTGAGCAGTAATCAGCGACCATCCACATGGTAGCAAAGAACCAGATTGCCATGAAGACAGTGCCTATGGTAAATATAAAGTCTATCATGGCTCTTGGTTCACTTCCTTGCATTTATAGGAACCAGTTCTTAGCTTTCTTAGATATTCCATGGCTCTCTTCTTGGACTTGGAATATGTTTTAAGTATTGTATGTTCTCCATTATATTCCATGGAGATTACATATTGTGTTTGGTCGGGGTTATACCATCTTCTGGTAGAAATGCTAATATTAATTGGCTTGGGTGTGTGCATAATTTTTATCTTTCTGGAGGTTGGTCCTGTATATAATAGTAGGGAGGGAGGTAATTATTATGGCTATTTGGACTTCAGTGCAGTATATGCTTCGCCCTGTTGCTCGTTGTAGTCGGGGATGCAGTAGATGGCCCTAGTTAGAATTTAAACTAACTAGGGCCGTTTTTATCAGAAATCCTTATCCTTCAACGCTAATTTCCAAACTATTGCGTGTAGCAGATAAGTTGATCCTACCGCTATGAACGCATTGTACATATAATAATTAGTTGGGGTTGGGTACCCTGCAAAGGTTGCCAATAAGCCAATCCAAAACGAAAGGCACATTGGGCATTTAATTAATTTATATCCCCAACTTGATGTTTTTCTCATCCATGATCTGGCTGGTTCGAAGATCTTGGAGATTGCTATTGTGGCTGCGAGGCCATAGCAGCACAGGATGTACATTAACAAGTTTATCATATTCTCTCCGGTAGTTGGTACATTTTTATAAAAGCTTCTCGATTTTTATGCCAAGAATCTCTTCCTGCCAAATCCCCCATGGATTCGTGCCTAATGAAGAAAGGAAGAGTATTATTGTTAAGTCCTAGTTTGTGAGCTTGCATTGTATAGTACAAATCGTAGAAGTCCCACATACCCTCGAATGTAGAGGGTCTTTCCATTTTTATAGACTTAAGTGTTTGATACTTAACAGCTAGGAACAATCCATCTAGTACCACCACTCGCCTGTAATCGCCATAATAGGTTGTGTGCTGATTAAATTTTGTGCCATGCATTACGAACCCGCTATGATGCCCTGCTTGCCAAACTTGATGATCCCACCAAGTAGCGTTATTACCCAAGAAGGTAGTTCCTGCGGGACCAGCAAAACCAATGTTCAAATTATTCGCAACAAAATTAAGCTGTTCTCGGAAATGCTCTGGCTTGTTCAGGATTTCAATATCGTCATGACATAAAATAATTACATCGTTAGGTTGTACGCCTTTTTGTTCTATTAAATTTAATCCTTCAGTATAAGCACCAAAAATAGACTTTTTATTTGGTAATAATATAACATCTACTCCTGTCTTGGCTAGATAAGATAGTAGATCTTTTGTTATATCTTTAAGTTCATTACTTTTAGTAGGTATTAAAGCAAAGTGTTTTATTTTATTCATAATACCTATTATAGTAATGGAGAGTTAAAATTAATTATGCTGCCTGAAGTTAAAAAAAAGCCTTGGAAAGAAATGAGCAAAGAAGAGCTTAAGGAAGAATTCCTTAAGTGTAAGAATGATGTTAAGTATTTTATCCGTAACTATATTAAAGTTGAACACCAGCTACTAGGTTTAGTTTATTTTGATTTGTTTCCATTTCAAGAACGGATAATTGACGAGTTAGAATCCAATCGGTTTAATTTTCTTCGCAAGTTTAGACAGGCAGGGTGTACTACTATAGGTTGTGCGTACATCATGCACATGGCAGTATTCCAAAAAAACAAGACGATTACTATTTTATCAATTGGCGATACAGAGTCGATTGAAATCTTGTCTAGAATTAAAATTATGTATGACGAGCTTCCACCTTGGATGCAACCCAAGATTATCCGTGGTGGAGATAACAAGCACACATTAGAATTATCTAATGGATGCAAGATTAAGGCTAGACCAGCCAAAAAGACTTCGGGTCGTTCACTTGCATCTTATTTCTTAATGATCGACGAGGCAGCATTCATTGAACACATTGATGACATTTGGGCAGCAGTTTATCCAATTATTTCTACGGGTGGTAGGGTATTTGTTTTATCTACCGTTAATGGTATGGGTAATTGGTATTTTAATACTTATCAAGAAGCTAAAGCTGGACGGAACGAATTCAACTTAACAGAGATAGATTGGTGGGAACATCCACAGTATAAGTACAATGAAAAGTATGAGTGGTTGTACGAGCACATCCGAGAGAAGGACAAGAAGTATGATGTTCGGCGGTTTGAGGAAATTACCAAAAAGAACATTGGTCTTAAGCGTTGGAGGCAGGAGTACGAGAAGGAATTCCTAGGTACTGGATCCACCTATATTGATGGCGAATCTTTGCAGTTCTTGCACGAGAACATTAGCCATAAGTATGATACAAAATATCAGGGTCGCATGCGCGTATGGAAATATCCTGAGCCTTATTTTGATTATATTATGGGCGTTGATACCGCACTTGGGAGGGAATTAGATTATTCTTCCTTTATTATTTTAAATGCATATAATGGTGAACAGGTAGCCGAATTTTACTCTAATAAAACTTCAATTGACGAGTTTGCACAAATAATTGCCACCGAGGCAATGATGTATAATGTATGCAAGGTTATTCCTGAAAGAAACGGAATTGGTGCAAACTTGGTAAATGAATTGTTTGAAAGACAGGAATATGAAAACTTGTGGTTGGATGATCGAGGTGATTTTGGCATAAATATTACCTCAACCAACAATGAAGTAATGCTCGCAGAAATGGAAGAAGCATTGCGAAACAGGAAGATAACAATTAATTCCGAGCGTCTTGTTAAAGAATTATTGTCGTTTGAAATTAACAAAAACGGCAAAGTAGAGGCTACAAAAGGGCATCATGATGATTTAATTGCTGCATTAAAGCTAGCAGTTAAAGGATTGAATGTCTTGATAGAAAAATCTCCTGCATTGCTAACTAAGTTGAAAGCAAGCACCCCCGAGCCTCTTTCTATTTCTGATAGGAAGAGTATCTCTGAAAAACACTTTAAAGGATTATCCACAGAGGATGTTAAATGGATTCTGGGAAGAAACAAATAAACGAAATGGGCGAAACTGCGTTTGGAAATCCAAACTCCTCCGCAGCAGCAACACCTTGGTTTAACCCACTTGGTATTTTTGGCAAGTGGTGGGGCAGATACTTTGCTACTAAAGCTGCGCCATATGTGGCACAACAGTCGGATACATCTCAGCCAACTCCCATGCACCCCATGGGCGGCGATACCATCATTAATCCAAATGTTGTCACACAGTCTCCCGGCGGTAGCCCGTCGATAATCAGATCGCCATTTATTCCTGAACTTGAGAATAACCGTAAAAATAGGTATTCTCAGTTTGAATCAATGGATGAATATCCTGAGGTCGGTGCAGCGTTTGATATTTACGCAGATGATTGTACTCAGCGAGATCACAAAGATCGGCGTTGGCAAATAATGGCTAATTCACAAGCCACGATCAAAGAAGTTGAGCGGATGTTTAGAAATATCAAACTTGATCGTCATTACTGGGATATTACTAGAAACACAGTTAAATACGGTGATTGTTTCACAGAACTCGTAGTAGATTTAAATAACCCCAAGGCTGGAATCCAAAGGATAAAGATACTTAATCCTAATTACATAATTCGAGTTGAAAATGAGTACGGATACTTAACCGATTTCTTGCAAGAGATTCCTCAAAAGAACACAGGGTCTTGGAACTCGTTTGGATTCCAATCGACCTCCATGGAAAAAAGTTCTTACATTGGTTTAGATAAGAATCAAATAGTTCATTTCAGACTGCATACATCTGATCCTAAGTATTATCCGTATGGTAAGTCCATAGCAGCATTCGCAATTCGAGTCTTCCGTTCCTTGAAGTTGATGGAAGATGCCATGTTAATTTATCGCCTCTCGCGTGCGCCCGAGCGCAGGATATTCTACATTAATGTTGGTAGTTTGCCCACAGGAAAGGCTGAAGCTTTCGTTGATAAATTAAAACAAAAGTTCAAGAAAGAGAAATACTTTAATACGGCAAACGGCACTATTGATGAAAAGTACAATCCAATGTCTTTTGACGAGGACTTCTTCGTGCCTCACAGAGGTGATCGGGATACTAGAATTGAAACCTTGCCCGGAGCACAAAACTTAGGTGAAGTTGACGATGTTAAGTACTTTAGAGATAAACTACTAGCTTGTCTAAAGGTTCCAAAGGATTATATCGTAGAATTCGACAAATCCCCCGAAAGAAAAGCAAATCTATCACAACTTGATGTTAAGTTTGCTCGTGTGATCATTAGAGTCCAACACGAGATCGAAGTTGGTTTGGAAACCATAGCCAAGAGACATTTGGCTATTTTAGGGTATCCTCAATCAGAAATTAACTCTATCAAGATCAAACTTCCAGACCCGTCAGATATGTTCACAAAGCGGAGGCTGGATGTTGATGAGCAGCGAATTAGAGTTGTGCAAGCCATAAAAGGCTTGATGCTGTTCCCAGACGATTACTTGTATAAAGAGTATTTTAACTTAACTGATTTTGAAGTTAAAGAAATTAAAGACCTTATGAAAGATCAAATGGAAGAGCAGGCCCAACAACAGGCAGCAGCACAACCTCCTGCTGCACCGGGAATGCCACCTCAAGGATCCGTACCACCTAATGGGATCGAAGGCGCGGAAAATATCCCCCCAACACAAGCCCCAATGGAGTCTACAGAAAACTTAAAATTAATTAAAAACCAGTTTTTAATTGAGGAAAACTTAGAAAAAGTATTGATTTTGGACAGAATTATAAAAAAATATAATGCAAAATCCAAAAATACACCTAAATAGTTAGCTATATATAAATTGACAGATTGTAAAATCTTAGGAGCTTTATTATGTTTGATAATTTATTCGAGAACCGCAATAGAACTGTTTCTGATCTGATTAAACTTGGGGATTATCTTGGAAGATCCCTTAGAGAGAATATATCTATATTTAAAATAGATACGGAAGACCGTAGCGTCTGCTATGTGAGCGAGTCTAACAAGGTCATCGTTGGTAACTATACCCTCGGTGACCAACTTGCTTTAGATAACATAGTTGTGGAAGATGCAGAGGTCTTTGCCGACAGCAACAAGTTCGACAAAATGGTTGACGGCAAGATCTCTTCTTTTGTAAAAAACATTTACGAAGACAATCACAAGAATGCCAGATCAAGCTTTGATGACATCTTGTATTTGTGGGAATCTCGTTTAAAGTTTAAAAATGTGCAACAAAAACTTTTAGAAAAGTCTGCTAAGTTCAACGAATCAAATAATATTGTCGAAAGCCAAGAGTTCCAGCAGTTCCTAGAGATAGCTCCTGAGTTGATTGAATATCTAAAAGAAAACAGATCAAAGATAATAAAGATTGCTGATATAAAGAATGCCGTTAGATTATCACAAACCGTTTCTGAAGCTTTTAGCGTTCCTAAGATAGATTTTGATACATTGGAAGAAACCGGATCATTCAGCGTTGTTGAAGAAACAGAAAACTCCGTATACGAAATGATATGCAAGCAAGAGTTGATCAAAAAAGAACTCTTAGAACATAAGTCTAATTTTGATAGTGTTTGGGCCTCAAACCAAAAAATACAAGCTTTAGCAGGATTAATTTACTCAGATGAGGCCACAGTATCTGAAGCTCTAGTAGCTGCACTAGATCAAGTTCCTTACTTGGCTTTAGCTAGTAAAAAACAATTAACTGAAACCTTCAAGAACTCATTGAGCTTGAATGGAGTTAAGGATGTGAGCATTGGAGATATACAAAACTTTGCTTCTGCTGTGTTTGAAATGAAGAAACCCGCTAGACACGAATTAATAAAGCACTTGAATGAACGCTACGGAGTAAATGTACAAAATCTAAAAGAGCCAGCCAGCTTCCGCAGTTTACTAAACACTCAAGTGGTGATCTTTGAAACTCTGTGCAAAATATCACCAAAGGGAAGTGTTCAAAGAGAAGTATTGAGCAATCTATCTGAAATGCTCAAATCTAAAAATGGTGTAGAGGCCATAGATGTAAACGATGTAATACAAGAAGTATTCCAAGCGGCAGGATATGAATCAATTCAAGTCACCGAAAGCTTGGAAAGATTTTTAGACATAGAAAAATTAAAAATAGTTGGGGATATTTTAAAAACCATGGGGGGAACACCCGGAACACCCGCCCCCGCTCAAATAACTCCCCCACCCCCACAAGGAATGGATGATGATGATGTGTCCGTACCTGCCGGAGCTATGGCTCAAGGCGACGAGGAGGAAGAGGTTGAAGCTGAACAAGAGATGCCTGAGGAGGAAATGGGTGCCGAAGGAGAAATGGGCGCGGAGGAAGAAATGGGAGAAGTCCCACCACCAGCCATGTCTGACGAAGATCTAATGCAAAAGATGGCTGAATTAGAGCAAATGATTACTAGCCTCAGATCTGAAATTTCTGGGGATGAAGAAGGTTTAGACGCTGATCTTGACGACGAAGAAGGTGATATTGACGCAGAACAAGCAGAACTAGACGCTGAAGAAGATGAAATTGAAGCAGAGCATGAGGATGCTCATGAACAAGAAGACGAAGCTGAAGAAGAAGAAGAAGATGTACGAAATAGACAAAAAGAATTAGAGGCTGAAGAAGACGCTATGAAAAGAGGAGGTTGATCGTGGCTAATTCATTTCCCATAAGATTTAAACCGTTTTCAAAGCATCAAGGAATGTCCCAAAATACTTCAGTAAATTTTGAATTGACTGATACTTCGGGAAACTATGTTCAAGCTAATTATATTTGTGTTGCAATAGCAGGAAGTGTTAATGCTTCGGGGTATGTTGAAGTTAGTTTATCTTCAATAAATGGAGTAACTAAAAGTTTTGGTAATGATGCCTCAGGAACTCTTGGTGGTATAGTAGTCCCTATGGAAAAATTTGAAGTTGTGTTACCTACTCCAGTAACTTGTAGTTCTATAACTTTAACTCAAAGAGGTTCAGCTACATATACTGGTTTAGTTATTTACGGGGTATATAAAGAAGAAAATACATTGAAGTCTAGATCTAGATTTGGGGGTGTGTGATGATTTATGGGACTCTACCGTTCACAAAAATTCAAAATTTTAGCACTGCCGCAGCGACTACTTTTACTCAAATAACTTTAACAGATACATCTGGAACTCCAATTTTATGTAATTATCTTAAATGTTATATAGTTCCCAGCGGGGCTGGAATATCTACAGCTACCGATCAATTTACAGTCAGTCTCAGTGGATTAAATTATTATGATAAATTAGCAAATTTTACTAATGTAGGAACATCTGGAACGGCTGGAGTTATGCTTAGTTTTACTAATCCTGTCGTACTAGAATTTCCCAATTCTGAAGGAGTTAGTTCAATTGGTGTTACCAAACATTCTGGAAATACCTCAATGAATTTAGTTGTTACTTACGGCGTAACAAAAGCGCAAAATACTTTAAAACAATTGAATCTGTACCCCGGTGTATAATAATGTATGAGTGATTTTTTACCATTAGGTCTTGGTTATGATGGAGCAGGAGAAGTCTCTGGCTTAAGAGAAGCTACAACAGGGGACTTAATCCCTGAATCTCTATTAAATATTGCTAATACACTTGCAAAATGGAACGCAAGTGCATTACAAGGATATCAAGTATCCAATGTCTCTCCTACAACAAATTATGTATTAACTTGGAATGGTACTGCTTGGGTTCCGGCTGCTGCTGGTGCCGCTGGAACTGATGCTGCTTCTTTGCAAGGATATCCAATATGTGCAGATAACCCTGCTACAAAAGGAACTAATCCAGCATTAATTTGGAACGGAACTAACTGGTGTGCTAGTGTTGTTGGTGGTGTTGGTGGAGGCGGAAATGGTGCTACAGGGGCAACAGGGCCTACAGGAGCTACTGGTCCTCAAGGAGTTCCCGGAACAAACGGTTCAAACGGTGCGCCGGGCGGAACTGGTTCTACTGGGCTTGTAGGTCCTGCTGGTGCTACAGGTTCGACTGGCTTGGTTGGCCCTGCTGGCACAGGATTTGAATGGCAAGGCAATTATAATAATGTAACAACTTACTACCTCAATGATGTAGTTCTTTTTGATGGTGATAATTACATTTGTATTGATGATGATTCTGGGGGTGGAATTGTAGATATACTCCCTAATGAGACTTCTAATTGGGATTTATTTTTACCGGGGGCAGAAACAGGTGGTCAGGGGGCAACAGGATCTTCAGGTGCAACAGGCTCTTCGGGCGCAACAGGGTCCTCAGGCGCGACAGGGCCTTCTGGACCAACAGGATCTACTGGTGCTACAGGAATTGGTTCTACAGGAGCCACAGGACCGTCCGGCCCATCTGGACCGAAAGGTGATTCTGGAGCTACAGGTTTCGGGTCTACTGGCGCAACGGGTTTTACTGGCCCTCAAGGTGCTACTGGCGAACCGGGGCAAACTGGCGGTGTAGGCTCCACAGGTGCCACAGGACCTACTGGTCCGGGAGGCCCTCAAGGCCCCACGGGGGCCACAGGTATTGGATCCACAGGTGCCACGGGAATTCCCGGATCTACTGGGCCGGGGTTTGAATGGGAGTCTACTTGGGTAGGTGGTGCAACCTATCAAATTGGTGATGTTATTACTAGTGGAAGTTCGTCTGCTAGTGGAAACTTATATATCTGTATAGCCTCACATAACAGCAGATATATAGCTCCTGCTGCTGATTTATCATATTGGGAATTATTTTTGCCAAGTGCGGAAACTGGGGGTCAAGGCCCTACAGGCCCCACGGGGGCCACAGGTATTGGATCTACAGGAGCTACTGGTTTTACTGGCCCTCAAGGTGCTACTGGCGAACCGGGGCAAACTGGCGGTGTAGGATCCACAGGAGCCACAGGTATTGGGTCTACAGGAGCTACTGGTGCTACTGGCAGAGGATTTGTTTTTATAGGCGAATGGGTATCTTTAAATTCCTATTCTATAAATGATGTTGTTAGATATAATAATAATTTATATGTAGCTAAAACTAATCATTCTAACCAAGCAGTCGTACCTTCTGGGGATTCAACTAACTGGACTTTATTTTTACCACAAGGATCTACTGGTGCTACTGGTGCCACAGGACCCCAAGGAGCTACAGGAATAGGATCGACAGGACCTACAGGAGCTACAGGTATAGGCTCAACGGGGGCTACAGGAATCCAAGGGCCTCAAGGAGCTACAGGACCAGACGATATATTGATTGGGGTGCAAGTTCCAGATAGAGCTATTGGAAATATTGGAAACAATGGAACAATACTAAGATACAGAACTACTGGTGCATCTGAATTCTTTGAATGGGTTAGACCTGCTGTTGAATCAGTACCGTTACAATCAGATGGGGCTGCTATAGATGAAAATGGTGCTCCCGGAAAATATTTAACTGCGGCAACAACTAGTGGTAATTTAGTTTCGGTAAGTGGGCTACCTACCGGATCTTTCTTAGTAGTATCTGGAAACTCCATTGTTCCTGCATACTTACCTTCTTATATGTTACGGTATTTTGGAACGAATACCAGTGCATTCCCACAAGCAGTAGGCCCAGCAGAAATTGTAAACGCAGAAGGTCAATTACTTTATTATGACGCAACAAACCAGCGTTACACAAATACTGGTAATTTAAAAGTAGTTGGTAATAATAATCTAACAGCTACAAATGTTTCCGCAACAACAGTTTCAGCAACTAATATAACAGCGACTGACCTCACTTTCTCAGGAAAAATTAGTTCTCAAAAATATCCAACTTATATTTACACTGCGACTGGAATATCTGTTGCAGCAAACAAATTAATGTTTGATATGTTCAATGGAACTGGTTCTGGAAAAACATTGAAGGTTACTAGACTAGTCGCGTATGTTAGAAATACTACAACTATAACTGGTATTAACCAAGTTTTAGAATGTTATAGAACCTCTTCCGTGGGCACAGGTGGAACTACCATCACAGCAGGCAAGATGGTTACTACTGACCCAGATTTAAATGCAAATATTACT